AATATTTAAATGGTATTACAGGATTACAAGAATCAGCGGAATTATCAGAGTCTTATAAAACTTATGCTATGTTTAATTATAGAGAAAATAAGTTAAACGAAAATTTAAGCATTAATGTTCTACAAAATGAAAAGATATCTGAAAACGAAGCTAAGAAAATAGCTCAGCATTTAACAAAAGGTATCATTGCATTTATTGAACCAGTAGAATTGCCGCAAGCTAACAATATTGATTCATATAGATCATTAGCGGGCAATATGAGTTCTAGCACGAATTGCGAAGAACTAAATATTGCATTACATAGTTTAAGTCAAAAAAATAAATTAACTCCAGATGAAGTAAAATTTATTCTTAATACATTTAAATCGTGCCAGTTAAATAATAACTCTTCTAAAAATAACGTGATACTTTAAATCAGGTTCTTTTAAAAAAGACGTTAAAATAAATTGTCAGCAGTAATGCAGACTTTAATAAACCCTAAATTATAAACCAACTTAATTTTAAGCAAACTATATTCTAAACTCTTAAAATAAGCCCAATATAAGGAAACCAAATTATGGCATTAACATTACAAGAAATCCGTGCTCGTGCAAAAGCAGCTGAAGAACGCAAAGCAAATCCACAAGGAGGAAACTTTGAACGTAAACCAGACGCTTTCTTAGCACACTGGAACATCCCAGAAAACTCACCATTAACATTGCGTTTTCTACCGGATGGTAACCCAAATGCGGACTACCCTTGGAAAGAACGCCGTATGATTAACCTAACCTTTGCAGGTATTAAAGGCGGTGATCAAAAACCAGTACGTGTAACTGTACCATGTTATGAAATGTGGGGACCAGTTAACTCATGTCCTGTATTAGCAGAACTACGTACATGGGATTGGAACGATCCAGCACTAAAAGATATTGCGTCAAAATACTGGCCTAAAAAATCTTGGATTATGCAGTGTATGATTGCTCCAGGTTGTGCAACAAAAGTTCAAGACGATATGCCACCAGAAAATCCAATTCGTCGTGTTGTTGTTAACAAAGAAATTTTTGATTTAGTTTACCAAATTTATGTAAACGATGAAGTTCAGGAATTACCAGTTGATTACGCGCACGGACGTGATTTTAATATCGTTAAAACTAAAAACGGTGGAGGTTATGCTGAATACAATAAGAGTGCTTATAAATTTAGCGAACGTGCATTAACAACAGAAGAACTTCAAGCAATTGAACAATTTGGCTTATTTGATCTTGAAGATTATATGCCAAAGAAACCATCAGAAGATGAATTAGCTGCTATTAAAGAAATGTTTGAAGCATCAATAGACGGTGAACAATATGATCCAGCAAAATGGGCACAATTTTATAGACCTGCTGGTGTACCAGCGCCACATTCAAATGGTAATACAGGTTCTAAATCTAATGAGTCTGCTCCTACCTTAACAAATGAACAACAAGCACAAGCTCTTGCAGCTTTAGCTAAGTCAGCACCTGTTGTAACTGAAACTGTTGTACAAGAACAGCCTAAAGTTCAACCAGAAGTGCAAACACCAGCTGCTAGTACATCAACTAGCACTGCTGATTTATTAGCTAAAATCCGTGCTCGTCAACAACAGTAATCAAAAGGCGCTTTATGCGCCTTTTGCTTGATAAGGAGATTATATGAAGCCGTTTGATGTTTCTAAATTTGTTAAAGGTGTAACCAAATCTGTACCAGGTATGAGTGTTGGATTTAGAGATCCTGATACGTGGATTAGTACTGGTTGTTATGCATTGAACTATTGTATTAGTTCACGATTTAAAGATGGTGGTGTACCACTAGGAAAAGTTTCAGTACTGAGCGGTGATAGTGGTAGTGGCAAATCACTAATTGCTTCTGGTAACATTATTTCAAATGCACAAAAACAAGGAATTTATGTTTTTGCTATTGATACAGAAAATGCATTAGATGATAAATGGTTAACAGATTTAGAAGTTAACACAAATCCTGAGTACATGATGAAGTTCAATATGTCTATTATTGATGACGTGTCTAAAGTATTTTTTGAATTCATCAAAGGTTACAAAGCTGAACATGCAAATACACCATACGAAGATCGTCCTAAAGTTCTATGGGTGATTGATAGTTTAGGTATGCTTGAAACTAATGGAGCAGCTGAAAAAGTTCAAAATGGTGATATGCGTGGAGACATGGGCTTGAAAGCAAAACAGCTAAAAGCGATGGTTACACAAATGGTATCAGCTATTGCAATGGATCCTATTGGAGTGGTTGCAACTAACCACGCTTATGCTAATCAAGATGCAATTGGTGCATTAAGCAACCCTTTAATTGTTAGTGGTGGTTCAGGTTTTATTTACGCAAGTAGTATTCTTGTTACTATGCAGAAGTTCTTATTAAAAGAAGATGAAGATGGTAATAAAATTTCTGATGCTACTGGTATTAGAGCTAAATGCGTTGTTAGTAAAACCAGATACGCTAAACCATTCCAAAAAGTGGTAATTAAAGTTCCGTATGATAAAGGCATGAATCCATATAGTGGTTTAGTTGAAATGCTTAAAACATCTGAAGTTCTTACTAAAACTGGTAATCGTTGGGAATACATCGATGTTGATACTGGTGAAAGTACTATTATGTTTGAAAAAGCTTACAATAGAAACGACAAAGGTATTTTGGACACAATTATGGAACAGTATGCAAGACATCCAGCAGTTGCGAAATTTGAAGCTCAAATCGCAGAAACTGAAGAAAGTCTTGTAGAATATACAGATGACCAAGAGAATGGCGAGTAATCGCCATTTTTTATCTCTATAACTACAGCAAAAAGGAGATATAAAATGGCATGGCATACTGTAATTAATTCTAATCCATCTAAAATTGTTGATTTTGTTGCATTCTTTGAAAAAGAATTAGATGATGCTAGATTAGAAATAAAATTCAATGGACATATTGAAAAAAATGCAACTGAGTTACCAGGAATTGTAGAGCTTAGATTTCGCCAGTACCAAGAAATTGAATCAGTACTTGAAATGCTTAATAACAAACTAAAGGCATTAAGATCGCAAAAGTTTAAAAAGTTCTTGGAAACATATAACAGAGCATTAACATCGTCAGATGCAATGAAATACGTTGATGGAGAAAAAGAAGTAGTTGACTTATGTGACTTAATTAATGAAGTTGCATATGTTAGAAATCAATATCTAGGAATAACTAAAGCATTAGAGCAAAAAAGCTTTATGTTAGGACATATCACCAAATTACGAACAGCAGGACTTGAAGATGCAACATTCTAATAAACCAAAAGTAATCGAATTTTTATTAAACTGCGGAGTTCTTGATGTTGAAAGTACATCACAAGATCCCGAAACATGCGAAATTATTGAATTGGCCTATGGTAAACTAATTGATGATGATTGGTTAACTGTAAATAATCGGTATTATCCTGGTATTCCAATTCCTGCTGCTAGTGCTGAGAAGCATTTCATTACAAATGCTGATGTTAGAGGCAAACCAGAATTTACAGCGTGTTTAGAATCCGAACAATTTGGCGATTTTATTACATCAACTCGTTATTATGTTGCTCATAATGCTATCTATGATAGAACTAGTATTATTCATAATTTGAGACGTAGAGGCGTTGAAGTTCATAGCGAATTTCAAGATGTGTCGAATTGGATTTGTACATTTGAATTAGCTAAAAAGTTATTCTGTAATGAATATACTCTTCCTAATTATCGGTTAGGATTCTTGTGGTTCTTTTTTGAGATTAATGAAAACTGTTCAAGAGAGATTATTCCACATCGAGCTGATAGTGATATCTATATGGATGCGAAATTATTAGAGTATCTAGTTAACTGTGCAATTGATATGGAACTAGTAGATCCAGAAAAAGACATTGGACCTCAAATTCTTAATATTTTGAATACTGATGTTAAGCCAACTCATTGGATGTACGGTAAACATAAAGGTAAATTAATTTCTGAATTACCAAAAGATTATTTGAATTGGTGCGTAAACAATATGGATATGCTCAACCCTAGTAATACTTCATTTGATAAGACACTATTTAATGCAGTTAACGAGGTGTTGAATGGATAAAAAATGCAAACTAACAGTACTGGATGAAGTGAATATTAAGTTCGAGGGATTAGATCCAAAAACTCGAGCAAGAATGATACGAGAATGCGAATATTACGTTCCTTATGCTAGACATACTCCAGCTGGTAAACTAGGTCGGTGGGATGGTAGAATATCATTTATGAATATGGGAGGTAGTACATACTACCACCTATTAGATAAATTATTTCCTATTTTAGAAGAAGAAAAATATTATATTGATTTAGAAGATAAACGACTATTTCAAAATGATTTTGTATTTGATGAAATTGACGATCAGTTTTTTAGTTATGTGCATTTTCCACCCGGGCACTTTAAAGAATGTGAACCAGTAATACTCCGGCCTCATCAAGTAACAGCAGTTAATGAATATTTAAAAAATAGACACGGAACTGAAGTAATTAGTACTGGTGGAGGAAAGACTTTAATAACCGCTGCATTATCGAAGTGTGTAGAAAAATACGGACGAAGTATTGTAATAGTTCCATCAAAAGATTTAGTAACACAAACAGAAGCAGATTATAAATTAGTTGGTCTTGATGTTGGTGTTTATTTTGGTGATAGAAAAGAGTTAAACAAGAAACATACTATTTGTACATGGCAATCGTTGGTTGCGTTATGGAGACGCGAAAAGAACGATAAATTGAATATCACTGATGTTGATATCCAAGAATTTACAAAAGATGTTGTTTGTATTATGTGTGATGAAGCGCATACTATAAAAGGCCCAGAATTAAAACAATTTTTGGGTCAGGGAGTAATGGCTAATATTCCACTTAGATGGGGCATGACTGGTACGATCCCGAAAGATGAAATTGAAGCTTTGCATATTAGATGTAACATTGGTGATATTGTTCATCGAGTAAGAGCTGCTGAGTTACAAGAACTCGGAGTTTTGTCAAAATGTGATATTAGTATCTATCAACTTGCTAGTAAATTGAAGTTCTCAAATTACCATGATGAAATGAACTGGTTAGTTACTAATAAAGATCGCATGAGATATATTAGTGGTTTAATTGATGATATTAGTTTAAGCGGAAACACGTTGGTTCTGGTTAATAATATCGAAACTGGTGAGTTACTACGCGAATACTTAGGTTTAGAAAAAGATCTATTTGTTAGTGGAAGTACAGTAAAAAATAAACGAAAAGAACAATATGATAGTATTGATGGTAGTACTAATAAGATATTAATTGCTACTTATGGTGTATGTAGTACAGGTATTAGTATTAACCGAATATTTAATGTTGTGTTAGTAGAAGCAGGGAAATCTTTTGTGAAAGTAATTCAATCAATTGGTCGAGGTTTACGAATGGCAAAAGATAAAGATAGCGTTACTATTTTTGACATTTGCGGATCAAATAAATACTCCGCTAAACATATGAGAGAAAGGATTAAGTTTTATAATGAAGCCGAGTACCCTCACACAACAACAAAAATAAATGATTGGGAAAATAAATGACAGCTATTATTATTTTTTATGGTACTACACAAGAATTAAATAAAGTACAAAAAATCGCATCAATTGGGTTAAACAGCGCAATTGATGATATTAGTACACCAAAAGAATTTGATATTGATGGTATTGATGCTTTATACTACACAGTAGAATTTACACAAAACGGATGGTTGAACATTATTGAGCTTCAAGAGGATTTAGTAAAACAAAATTGCTATATTGATATCATTCATATTTTATCAGATGAAACTTCGATTGAAGTTTTAAGTACTGATTCAAAATACGATGCATACGAAGATATTAATAATCCTCAGAGTATGAGCTCATTGGCTAGTCTGTATGAACTAGATTTAGAAATAAATGACGAGTATGAAGAAGAAGACGATGACGAGTATGACGAAGACTTTTCGGACTTTGACTAAAAGTAAGTTATAATATAATATATTCAAATTTTTAGGAATTGTATGCTTATTCTAACCCCAACAAATACCGCGTTTGAAATGAACGCGGTAAATTCATATATTCCAGACGAGCAATATTGCTCGTTGGATTTAACTGACATAGCAGATTCAGATTATTATTTTCATAACATCCTGAGTACTATATCGTTTAGTTCACTCGTTGCTGTTTTGCAGATTGGTAATTTTACTATTCAAATGCCTCTTAATTGGCAGATTTTACTGGGCGATGAAAATACTGGAATGATGGAAGTATCTTCAATTGAGGACTTAATTTCCCTTAATAGCCCTCATGCATTTGTTTATAATCCATACTCGTCGAGATATCCACACTTCATGCCCGTATGCGTTAAAAATATATGCACAATTAACCTCCGCTGGGTTACTCCTTGCTTGAGCAAGCATAATCTATTAGCAGTACCTTTAGAATACAAAAAAGAACCGCTATGTTGTTTCTTTGCAGATGAGATTGATAAATTTCCGGATTTTACTTTAGGAATTTAAAATGAACGAATTATTTGGTGATTTTGATGTTAATAGCAGTGATGACGAAGATAATATTGAAAAGGCTTCGAAAAAGAAATTAGATATATTTGCTGATGTATTGCCTAATATTGGTAGTAACAATTATGATTACTATAAAAATTTAGACGATGATGAAAAGAAATTATATCAACCGTATACAATTATGAAATGGGTTTCATGCACGCCTGGAACAATTCATGAAGACTTTGTTCGTAACATTAATGAATTTGTTAATATTGATTTTTGGAGCCTATCAAAACATCCAGGTTTGCAACATCAATTAATGTGTATTTCGAATGAGCTTAGTGCTGGTTCTAAAAATACAAGACATAATTGGATACCGTTTTTGAGTACTACAAAAAAGAAAAGTACTATTAATGATTTTTTTAGAACGTTAGATCAAAATTTAAATGACCAAGAAGTTCAATTATTAAAATCTACATACAGCACTAGTGAGTTTGAAGCACTTGTTAAAATGCATGGTGTCCAAGATGCTGAGCTCAAAAAAATAATGAAAGCATGGAAAGATGAAACAAAATGACAATTAAAAAGATTTTTGTTTGTAATAAGTGCGCTAAAGAGTATAAGTCAAAAGCATCATTTGAAAAGCATGAATGCGTTCAAGTTTATGAATGCAAAGAATGTGGATTTAAGACTGTTCACGAAAGTATGATGCAAAAGCATAAGTGCCCAACTTATACTTTAAAAGATGAAAAAACAAAAGTAACATGTCCTTATTGTAATGCATCTTTTGCAAGAGAAAGTACATTGATTGGTCATATGTGCAAGAAAAAAGAACGCTATTTAAATAAAAACACAAAAGAGACATTGCTTGCATTTGAAATGTGGTCCAAATTTAGACAAGTAATGCAACTTAGGCTTGCAGCTGATGCTATTCCGATGGATGTATTTTTAAGTTCATATGAATTTGAAGGTTTTTATAAGTTCGCAAAATACTCACTTGAAACGAAATTTTTAAATCCAATAGGATTTATGAATGATGCATTAAAAGAGGGCATTTCTATTGATATATGGACAACTTGGACTGAACGAAAGAAATGGGTAATAAAGTATTTAAAGACTGAAAACGCAACTTCAGCAGTTGAGAGATCAATAGTTACAGTAAACGCATGGGCAGAAAAAACCAATAACAATTGGAAAGACTTTTTTAAAAGCGTATCACCAGCTCGTTTATTACAACTAGTATCAAATGGTGAAATATCTCCTTGGTTTATATATGCTTCTTCAACTTACGAAGAAGCATTAAACCGTTTAAGCGATAGCGAATTTGTTGAATTATTTGAATATATAGATCCTAAGATATGGAAAGTAAAGCAGCAGAAATCAAAAGAAGAATTTAAACATCTTTCTGATGTTTGTATGGAGTTTGGTATATGAAAGAAGACATGTATAAGCACACAAGTTTAGGTGATAAATCAAAGAAAGATTATAGTAAGCCAACGCCAGAAAATGAAATTAGATCTCTTTTGAGATTAATTGATGAATTATCAAAAAGATTGCAAAAAGTTGAATTTGAACTTGAAACATGTAAGCAACATCTTCGTCAGACAAATTATAATATTCAACGTGTAGAATCAGTTGCAAATTCTATTAATAAAGGAGACTCTGGTGCAGAAAATAATTGGAACATCTGATATTGATATTGATGTAAAAAACCGAGATGATATCTTACAATATTTTAAACATATTCCTGCACTAGAAAGAATAAATGATAGTGAACTTGTAAAGCACAAGAACGGCGTGTATTTTCATGAAGTCCCCGTTGATCCTATTAGTAATATTTGTTCGATTGATTATAAAAATTCAAATACTTTAGGATTTCAAAAAATTGATTTTTTAAATGTTCATGTATATGATAATATCGAATCGCGTGACGAATTAAAACGTCTTATTAATGTTGAACCGATTTGGGAATTATTATATGATGCTGATATAGCAGCTAATTTATTCCAGTTAAGCAACCAAATAAGTATTTTGGCGCACTGGAAGCCGAAATCGATTGAAGAGCTTTCTATGCTTATTGCGATGATTAGACCAGCTAAGTTTTATTTGATTACTGCGCAAAGCTGGGATCACGTTAGAAAAGAAATTTGGATTAAACCCCAATCTGATAAAGCTTATTTAAAAAAACCACATGCTATAGCATATTCATATGCTATAATTGCTCAGTTAAATAAGTTAACTGAAATTATTGCTTCTTCTTCTTTAGAATAGTAGTGTTTCGTTTGATGCGTTTTGTTGGAATATTTGAAATAGAAACAACTGGTCCAGTTTTAATATTAAATTCTTTTGTTGGGAATGCTTTTTTGCAATACTCAAAACGTTCCATTTTTTCGTGCATAAAAACACTAATTGGAATATTTCTGTTGCATTCCCACCACCATATCTCCCCTAGTTTAAGCAACTCTATTAAATCTGTATAATTATCAATTAGTTCTAATACGAATATAGAAGTCATATTTTTTCCTCTTATATTCAGTATCCCAATAATATCACTACCATATACACCGCAAGTGGTTACAAATGGAAGCGATTTAAAAAAATCGTTTTTGTTATTGTCCATTTTAGCCTCATTTTTAGCCTAAATAAAATATATCTAAAATATTTATGATGTGAGTTTTTATGCAATCAATTAATCTTTATTCATACAGTACCCATAAGGTACTGAATATATATCTTGGTACTGAGGATAATTATAATATGCAATTCCAAAATAATACAATAGAAGTATACAAAGGTGCTTCTAACCCTATCAAGTTTACCCTCTTAAACTCAGATAATAAGCCATTGTCATATTCAGCGACTAATACATACGAATTTGTTGTATATAGCGATGATGGTGAAATTATTTTAAGAAAGCTTATTAATGTTGACAGTACTAATATTCTTGATACTAATAGCACATTACCTTCAGTGAATTCAAATAATTTTGTAAGAACTGTTTTTAGTATTGATATTACCGTCAGTGATTTAATGTCAATTGATATAAGCGATAGTTACAAATGGGTAGT